TTCTCCTTTTACGTGATGGTGCAGCCGGTATTGCTGAGTAGCTGCCAAGTGCCGTTGAACGCGCGCAGGGTCACACCTTGGCCGCGGTAGCCAGTCGTGAAGGTGATGATGTGATGGGGAGCACCCGGAGCGCCGTCTGCAATACAGTTCGTGCTGAAGGTGATGGTGTGCGCATTCGCAGTGTCGGAGTAAATCGCCATCGTGATGCCGTCATCGATTCCAGCGCGTGGCGCAACGCCAGTAATCGCGTTGACGCCGGCAGTCTTGATGACGTAGTTCAGCGTTCCTCCACCGCCCGGCTGGCTTGCCGTCTGCGCAAGCTGAAGCTGCGAGGGAGGTGTAAGAGCATCGCTTGTTCCCGAAAGCAGCGTGATTGGCCCTTGAAAGCAATCCGAATCCATGATGTCTTGCTGGGCATCTGCTGAATATCCGCCGCCCTGCGAACGCGCACCAACGCTACGTGGCCCATTCAAGATGCTAGCCGGTTGTGCCGTGAGAATCTGAGTCATTTCTTATCCTTTCGAAGTGAGAGGAGGCGAGGAGCGGATTGCTGCGCCTCCCCCGGTTCAGGTTAAACCGCTACGGAATCAGGTAGAACTTCGAGTCTGTGCCGTTCCAGACCCAGCATTGGATCTGGCCGACTACAGCCGTCGAAGCGCTGCCGATGTTGTTGGTTGCCGTGGTGGTGAATGCACCCGTCGGAATGATGCAGAACTGCCCACCAGACGAGCTAGCTCCGGTATTCAGCCCCACGTTCGAAGTGGCAGCATTGGTGGTCAAGCCCCAAGCAGTAATGGCGTTGGCGCCCGAGACTTTGAACACCGGACCATTGATCTGCGTAGTGCCTGCTACGGAAGCCACGGTAGCAAACGAGCCACCGGTATTTTGCCCAGGTGTGTTAAATCCAGGCGTCCATACCAACGTGCTCGGGTTGCAAACCCACTGGAAACCGCTGCGGATGTTGACCCACGGCGAAACAATGACGTTGTTCAGAACGCAGGGAACGTTGCTGATGAGGCTCTGAACCGTCGGTGTCCCACCGGGATCAAATGTATAGAAGAACCGTTGCGGGCCAAACAGCACCATCGCTCCAGAAGCGTGCGGCGTTGCGGAAGTTCCATTCACGCCGCGCACCACGGTCAATGCTGTGCCGTTTACGGCCGTCACCTTCATCTGTTCCCGATCAATGTACAGATACGTTTGATTGGGCTGCGATGCGGTGATGCCAAGATTGGGGTTGAGGCCATACATTCCCGTAGAGCTGGCCACCTGAATGAGCGTGGGCGCGGGAACGTTGCCAGTCGGGCCAGGGCCGAGATACTGCCCATTGACCACGGCAGACAACGTAGTTTGGCCAAGGTAGTTCTGCTGCGCAGGCAAAGCCGCTGCCAGCGCGAGCAGCGCAAGAGCAAGAGTTGCGAATTTGAAGGTAGTTTTCATAGTATTTTTCTCTCTTTTGGCGCGATTTTTGATAGACTTTGTCATATGAGACGAATCAATCTGGTTGGAAAGCGCTTTGGCCGCTGGATCGTTTTGGCATATGCCGGAAATCGGCACTGGAAATGCCGCTGCGACTGCGGAACCACGATGGAGGTATACGGGTGTTCGCTTCGAGATGGCGCGTCCAAGTCCTGCGGCTGCCTCAACAGCGAATTGGCAGCAGCGCGAAAAAAGATTCATGGGCAAGCCCATCCCCCGAGTCCCGAATACGTTTCGTGGAATCAAATGAACCAACGCTGCTATAACCCCAAAGTCCGCCAATATCATCTTTGGGGCGGAAGAGGGATTACTGTTTGTGAACGTTGGAGACATGACTTTTTAGCATTCCTCGCAGATATGGGGCCGCGACCAAAAGGCCGCACCCTTGACCGAATCAACAATGACGGCCCGTATGAGCCCGGCAACTGCAGATGGGCTACGGCGAGCCAGCAGATGAAAAATCGACGCCAGCGAAATCATCCGCAGAGAACCCTCCCTGCACATGAGTCCGCGTACAATTGACCAAAGCCTATACATGTATCCCAGCTATTGGTCATTTTCTTTTGGACCGGATCGTACATGCGCACGAACCGGATGGGGATGCCGGTCTTTTTGTCGCGGGCTTGTGCGGTCAGTTCCGTAGCTTTCGGGGATTGCAGTTTCACGCCGACAAGCGCGAATGCATCCTTGTTGAGCCACAGCCCTTGGCCGCTGGTTTTCTGGTTCGGCGAAGTCGTGCCCGGAAAGAGCGTGATCGCCGCGCCCGATGCAGGCGTGGAGTCCACGTTCTGATACTGCGAGCCGGGCAGGAAGATAGCCGGGGAAATGTTTACCGTGTCCGGACCGCCTGTTCCCGTTAGCGGCGCAGTCACCACGAAGGTTTTCTGCACCTGGGAAACGAAGCGCCGGGTCATGGGGTTGACCTGGTTGACGTTGGCAAAGCCAATGATGTCGCCGACGTTCAGCGTGTCACCTGCAGTGTCGGTCATGGAGATGGTGGTTCCGCCGGCGGAAGCCGCGGCGAGCACGTTGGTTGCGGGAGTCTGGAAGTTTCCAGCGGTATGCCGCCAGAGCGATTCCGACTCGTACCAGTCGAAGTTCCAAAGCCGGCCGAGAGCGCCTTCTTTGTACTGTTCGCTGATTTCGTCAACCGGGTTGAATAGCGCTTGCAGAACTGGCACCAGCGCGGTGTACACGCTGGAAGGCACGATCATGGCGTTATCGCTGCCACGGGTCGCACCCGCCAAGTTCTTGAGGCGCTGCCTTGCCTGCATGAAGGTAGTCGCGGAGTTCGGATCGGTGCCCAGCACGCCGACGATGTTGTTGGCGTTTTGATACGCGAACAATGCAGCGCGCTGGTCGATTTCCTGAGCGATTTGCTCCATCGCGGGCTTGAGATACTGCTCCGAAATTTCTTCTTTGGAGCGCTCCATCAACAGTGCCGCTTCGAAATCGTCAAACTCGAAGTCCACACCGAAGATTTGGTTGCAAGCCACCGTGGTATTGATCCGGTTGATGGGCTGGGGCGAATAGCCCAAACCATCGCGAATCAGGAACCGTTGGGGCAGCTTGACGCGCACCACTTCGCCGACCGGAAACTCCCGCTCAAACTCCTTGTTGAAGTCCGTATTGAAGTATTGCGAGACCTCGAGCATGTTGATGAGCAGACGGAGTGCTTCCTCGGCGACCCAATCTGGAAATACAAATTGGTTTGCTGCGAACAGCAAACCCGAATTGTTTCCCGCGAAATGGCGGATGGTGAGAAACAGCAGCAATGAGAATGCAAAACCCATTGCCAACTGAATCGCAAACACCAACTGCCAGTACAGCTTTGGCTTGGCGTTCATGTAAGTCTTTTTCTCCTTAGCGGCGTCCTCGCGCCGCCTTGCGCCTTTGCGCTTCTTCTTGGTTTTTGCGCGTGCGATAGAGTTCGCCGCGCTGTTCAGGAGTTAAATCCGTTCGCTTGAATGCCGCATCCGCAGAGCCATCGTCGCTGGTCGAAGCACCACCGCCAGGTTCGGCTGGCGGGCGAGTGGCGCGAGTCAACTGACGCGCAGGAGGTTCGTCACCTCCCTTTTCGTCGGCTTTCTTCGTGCCCGTGCCCTTCGCTAGTTCTTGGCGCACACCTTCTTCGAGTAGCGCTAACCGCCGAATGGCTTTGGCAGGCTCTTTTTTTGCTTCTTCGAGCAATTCGCCTAATTTCGGATCAGTGCCGAGAACAAACAGCAAGTCGTTGAAGACTTCGCTGGTGTTGAGCATGAAGAAGAATGCGGGAGCGTCCGACTGGGTTTTCACCAGCGTGTCTACCGTCTTCTTCACATCCAGATTCGCAGCTTTGTCTCCATACTTTTCCTTGAGTTCCCGGCTCCAATTGTCGATTAAGCGCGTCTGCTCGGAGGCTGCATAACGCAACTGCGTCTGCTGGTCCTCGTAAGCCCGCTTTTCGCCTTCGTACTTGTCGAGCGCTTCCTCATACTTCACGATGTCCACGTTTCCGGCAGTGTCGCGGAATTCCGTCATCTTGGGCCGCTTAGGCTGTTCCAGCAGCTTTGGCCCCGCAGGTTCTTTTTTCTCTTCCAGCTTTTTGCGTCCAGAACGGTATTCTTCCAGTTCCTTTTCGGCAGCTTCCTGCTTGGCTCGCAACTCATCTCGTTCAGAGGTAAGCGCGCGCCAATTGCGTTCTGCATCGCGTTCTTTTTTGCCTGGCCCTGACCCAGGCTCCTTCCCCCCAGTTTCGGAGGCAGGTTTTGACGCTGCCGAGGCGTCCGCTTCTGACGACGAAACTTTTTTCTCGGGCTCAATCAGTGGAAGGCTGTCAGAGCCCTCCTTGAGCCACACTGCCCGTTCTTCTGCGGTTAGGTTTTCAACTTCCTTGTGTTGTGGGGGAGCCGCTGGCTCCGTTGTCACCTGCGTTGCCATTATTCTGTTCTCCCGCTGCTTGTGCTTGTGCTGTCGCTAAAGCCGTGGCTGCTTGCTGCTTCTCGTGCTGGTGCTCTACTGCCTGCGTGGCTGCTTCATGCGCCGCGCCATGGTTTTCTACCCACACGGTTCGGAAGGTTTCATATTCCTGGTCCGAAATGTTCTGCTTGGAGGCAAGCAGCGCTTTCAAAACTTGAATGTCGCGGTCGAGTTGCGCCAATTTCTCATCGCTGGCCGCTTGCGCGGATTCGCGGGCAGCCTTGAACTGGTTATCGATGACTTTGCCAGCACGTTCGAGCTTCAATTTCTGATTTTCGGATTGCAGTTCCACGATGACTTGCTGGGTTTGCTGGAGCTGCTGCTGCATCCCCGCGAATTGCTGCTGCTTCTGCTTCTCGGAATCCGGCGGATCGAGCGTATCGGCCATCTCTTCGCCCAAGTGGCCGTAGTTCCCAAGGCGAATGCTCAGGGCTAAGAGCTTTGCCGCTGCGCCCGGAGGCGCGATTGCAGCGATTTGCTGCAGTTCACCCATGATATTCCCAAGCAAGTCCCGGATTTCTTCGCGTTGCGAAGCGAAGTCCTTGCCGGTCCCGACGGTGACGCCGTGGTCCCCAGTAACAGCGTCGTAGTGGGTTTTGACGGCCTGTCCGGTAGCGTCTTTCTCGGTGAATTCCTCATCATTGATGGTGATGGATTTCTTCTCTCCGTCGGCTTTCTCGATGGAGATCTCGCGTTTTGTGTCATAGACATAAGGAAACCACGCATCGATGATCCGGCCGGCGTGTTCGAGCGAATAGTTGTAATTGTCGATGAAGTGGAAGGTGCCGCGGTCTTCGTTCGCTTCGATTTCCTTGAGCGCTACGCCGCTTTTTTCATTCATGCGCTGTGCGGAAGTGGGCAAATCGCTGCCACCGCAGGCGGTGCGGATAGCGCGGCGTGCAGCTTCGGCAGCTATCTCGTAAGCCTGTGCGTTTGGTACGAACGGCTGGCGGGTAGGTAGCGGCAGAAGCTGATTCGGATTCGTTGGATCAACAACCGGATCGACTTGGGCGAATGCAGTGGGCATCTTGTTCAGATTCTCCCAAGTGGCCCTGTCGGTTTCGAATTGCCCGACGTAGCCAATGAGCGGCGCCCGCGGCGTCATGCCAAACTCTTCGGCTTCTTGCGACCGGATGTAGGCGTAAAACATCATCGGATCGCGCGCCAAGCGTACCAGCGAGAAAATCTCGCGCTTCGGGCCACCGCCGCGGTCAACCCAAACTTCTTTGCCGAACACGGGAATGATGGGAATCCAAGGAATCGGAATCGGCGGACACTCTTCGAGGATTTCGAGCCCGTTGGTCATCCACTGCTTGACGCTGCGCGTTTCGATGTAGCGGTCGCGCAAGATCCGCTTACGGTTTTTCTCATCCGCCATCCACTTATCGACGCCTTTTTGGTCCGGGGCCAGTTCATCCTCATACATGGCCACCATGTCGCCTTTTTTCTCGGTGTTCAGCAGCAGGAGCTTGCGGCGCTTGATGATGACTTTGTAGCGAGCGCAGACCCTGACTTCCTTTTCCGTTCCCCAACCTGGAGCGACCTGCTGCTGCATGTCGGCGTTCCAGTCACCGAATTTCGCGTTTGGATATTTCTGCTTGAAGTAAGAGCGGTTCAGCTTATCTTCGACAAAGCATTCATCGGAATCGCTGCAATCCTGCTCTTTATAGTTCGGGTTGAAGAGAACAGTGTCGGGATTGGGAATGCGGTAAATGTACAGTTCTTGCTCGTACAGCTTTTCGGGGGATTCTGTGCGCAGCCGTTCGTACTCCTCCTCAGTGAGATTGTTTGCTACCAGCCGGGAGTTGATGCCGAAATAGCCGTAGCTACGCTCGGCCGCACCTTGGAACGCGGTAGTAAAAGCGGATTGCGCCCGCGAGTTGTATTGAATCTCACGAATCTTGTCTTCTCGGAGCTGCGCAGTCACGTTCGTGGCACCACTTCCGCGTGGGCTGATTTCAATGGCGCGCTTGTTCTGCCGCGGGTCGTTGACCAATTGGTTGATGTAGGGTGAGAGTTCGTCCCAGGTCATCACGGGCCGGTCATGTTTCACGCGGAATTCCCGTTCGTTCGAGTCCCACGGATCACCAGCTACGTACAGCATGTCTTTGCGCGCTTTCTCGCGAATCGACTGCCAGGCTTCAGAAAAATACGAGAAGTTGTCTCGCATCTCTTTGAGGAGCGTTTCGTTTTTGCTGTCAGAAGGCTTGGAAGCGTTCTCTTCTTCGCGGGGCATCTATCTACCAGTGGTACGAATGAACTTCACTCTCCATATGCTGATTCGCTCGACGGACGCTTGTCTGGCCGTGGGCTTTAGCTTTCACTTTGCGCCGCTGCTTGGCATCGATCTTGGCGCGTTCTCCGCCCGAATGCTTCACGGTATGCTCTTTGCCGCCGACTACGACTTTCTCGGCGGTAAAGGGGATATTATGCATGTGCCTATATGCGAGATTTTTCCTATAGGCTTCTCGACTTTTAAACTTTTCAACCGGCATTGGCTGCCTCATCTCGAATTACGAGCGTTTGCGATTGGATGGAAACCAGTTTGGAGCCATCTGGAGCGAGTACAGATGAATCGATGGGAGTGACCACTCGCGTCAAGACTGTCTTTACGCGAATCGTACTGCCATCTTCCAACTGGTACTCGTTCCAGTTTTCGCTCACCACGGAAAATCCGATTTGCTTGGCGTCCACCTGCTGAATGCCGCCCTTGGTTGCTACTTCGATTTTCATCAGTTCACCCCTGTCATCACGCGGAGTTTTTCTCGCTGAATTCCCTGCTCGTAGGCCAACTGCATCAATTCGAACACGTGCTCTTTCAGGTGCGAATGCTTGTCGCAGCATCGCAAGCAGATCATCGCGTCATTGCGGATCTTGCGACGGCGGTAGCCGACTTTCGGCCCTTGCGTGTCTGGACCAGAACATACCCGGCAGCGCATCGGCAACTCGCACCGCGGTATCCACTGCCCGCAATCGAAGCACCGCCACAGCGGAGGCAGTTTAGAGACACGCTCTAAATCCTCCTTGTAGCGGTGCATGGCGCGACGGAGCACGTCGCTGGGCTCGAGAGTGTTGGGCATTGCGTTAGAGACGCCGACGTGGAGCGGGCGCGGCGGGAATCACTGGAACTGGTGCTTCCTGCTGTTCCGCCACCAGCTCGGGCTTCGCCTCTAGCGCTGCCACTTTCTTTTCCAGCGCTTCGACACGCTGATGTAGTGTCTGCGGGGCCAGCGGGTCGGGCTGAAATCTCACTCCCTGTGGATGTTGTGCTGCGTGTTCTGCATCGCCTTGGGCCATTACTGATTCTCCTTTGCTTTGAATTTCCTGCACCAATCCCCGGATCGAATCGGACTCTTCACGTGCTCGCAACGCGGTGGCGTGACTCGGATGAAGTGTTCACACCGTCCGCATGCTTGATTGCGATGCTGCGAGGGATGCTCATAAGCCACTGCTTCATGGGACAGTTTGCGCCGCTCGGGAATCTCGCTCATCAGCAGAGCAGCCTCTGCGCGCCTGCGCCACGGCCACCCTGAGCCCAAGCAGCACACCAAGTCCGAATCTCTCTGGGATTAGCGGACATTTCCCTGCCGCTGCGTAGCGGGTACTCCCGGCCTTTCACGTATTTCGCGCATTCAGCGCACAGCACGCGACCTGCTTTTTCTATCGTCGCGGGCTTTTTGCACTGACAGGGCTCTTGCATCGAAATATTAGTCGCCGTCGTTTTCTTCCGGCTCGGTATCTTCGCTGGGAGATTTACCTTCCATTTTGATGCCCAGGTGCTTTTCGATGTGAGCGGCTAGCTTGTGCCCTTCATCGGCGCCGAAGGCATGAACCGGCTCCTTGCCATCGAAGTAGTTCATGCGGTGCTGGGCGATCACGCCACCGTTTTCCGCTTTTTGCAACTCGATATGCCGCAGCTCGGCTCTCGGCCGCTTCGGATTCGGCTGCGCCGGTTCCTGCATTGCCAGCCTCTTAGCTGCTCCGTGAGATGCCATGCTATTTGCCTCCTAGAACGCGATTTGCCTTGGCCCGAATCTTTGCGGCGGATGCTGGCGAGAGCTTGCCCCGCTTTACCATCTGAGTTGCGCGCGCTTTCGCGTTCGCAGCGTGAGACCGGTCCGGCATGGGGTATTTGCGGCTGCCGGGGAGTCCAAACTTGCTGGACGGCAGGCTATTACGCTTAGCGGCTCTTAGTTTTGCCATGCCTTACCTCCGTCTTCCAGAGTACTTTCCGCCAGATCTTTGCGCATTCGCGCTCGAACTGTTTGAACTGTGAGTAACTGATTTGCCACGTTCTCACCCCCATCGAATTCCTCTCGCGGGCAGGCTGGGCGTCGGCTTAGGCTTGGGCGGATTCGGCTCTCGAATCATCACCGCCAGCGTGCGAAATGCGTCTGCATCGTGGCTCGCCCAATCGTGCAGCGGATTCTTTTTGTAGGTATGCAGATCCTTGTCATATTCATACTGATAGCAACGCAAGCCGCGGATGCCAATTTCTTGGCCGTTCGGCAGAATCTGCCGGCACTTTTCATGGTCAAAGTAGCACTTCGGCAGAATGGCGCGAACAGCGGCTATTCCGTCCTCTACGCTCAACTGCTTGGCGCAGCGCACGCGATCTTTACCAAAGGTATTTTGTAGTTGCTCCTGAATCGACCGGCCGCTTCCTAATTCTTTTGCCGCGCCGTCCCAAGGCAGCGTATGCATCGCGTAACTGTAAGGGCGGTTCTGCAGTTCTTTGACGTACCAAGGCAGCGACTCCATCTCGCCACCGATATAGTCGATGATCCGAAACTCAAATCCAATGCTCTGCGCTAGCCAAATCCGTGTGTGCGCTGGGCCAATATCCCAAAAGCTCAGCACTGGCTGCGTGGATTCCCACGGCACGCGGCCGGTCAAGCGGCCTTCCTTCTCAGCTGCGGCCATCTCTTTTTTGTAGATAGCGCCCTCAACTGCAGAGCGACAGGTTCCCTCATAGACGTGCTGTGCTTCGTCGGGATCACGACGGAGCAAATCTTCGCGCTCTTTGCGCAGTACCTCTGGGAAAAATGGGTTGTCATGCCAGTTGATAAACTCGGCTATCGAACTTTGCGGCCGATTCTTCTCGATGGCGAACATTTTGTAGATTTCGTCTTGCTCGAAGACGGGGTTAAAGTCAAACCAGAGTTCGCTCTGGTACGTCTTATCGCTAATCACAATATCCTGTCGAATGGTGGGGAACACAACGTTTAGGGACCGCTTGCTCATTGCCTCAGCCTGCGAGCCCCACGCAATGTGAACGCGCTCATAAGATTTCAGATTATCTGCGCTCTGCCGCACGCCTGCAAAGAAGAACTCGGTTCCGTTGTCACCTTTGATGTTCTTCAACTGCTTGTGGTAGAAGTCGCCCAATTCCATGCGGTCAATCTGGTCACAAAGCAATTGGTGCACGGATTCCTCGATCGACTTCATCGTTTCCCGGTAGCACAAAATACGGATCCCAGTATCGCCGAATGTCCTGCTCCAACCAGGCCACAGCAAGTCGGGCTGCCTCCCGATAAGCAGTAAGGCCCTCGCGATACTCCACGACTTGCCTGAGCCGCGGCCGCCATATGCCACTTTGTAGCGTGCTGGCTGGAATAGGAACCGCAACTTTGGTGGGAACCATATATCGAGATTACGAGGTGCTGCTGTCGCTGTTGCCATCGCCAAAACGGATTGTGTGAATTAGAGGCCCACCATCCGGACCCGTATGCTCAAGGGTTTGCTTGGGCGAACCGAAACGATACTCAAGGAGTTTGAGAAAAACAGTGGCCGCAGTCTTCGTGTTTTTACCGCGCATTTTGACAAACTTTTTGGCCCGCTGGACAGCCTCATCTTGGGTGAGAACAGATTCGATGAACTCCTGCACGGACTGTGTAAGTTTATTGGGTGTGCCTTTTTTCCTGCCACCGGTCTTGCGCCTTTTGGCCATTGCCTAAACCACCTAAAGTAGATACTGCGGTGTCAATCACTTACGTCTCCGCATGTGCGCCTCGATGGAGTGTCGGATGCCGGGGTCAACTTCTAGCGATACCCAGCCGCCATCTACGCGCTTCTTATCGCGGCACAAAGCCTCTATTTGTAATTGTTGGAAGCGAAGACGCCGCCGCTCCGCCCTATTCAACCTCAGAAGATTGCGGACGCCGAGGCGGCGCGTCGCCGTGTTTGCGTGGGTCACGAAGTTAAGTGAATGGTGGGTTAGCCGCTTATGGCTGTCAAGGTAGTGAAGCGTGGAAATGAAAGATTGGTGCTACAGGTAGCGTACTAGAACTATTTTCCTTGGATAAAATCGTTCAAGTGTTCGTCTTCATCTCCTGCCCTTGCGCAGCACGCTGGGCGAAACTTCTACGTCGCAATTCTGCGAAAGCCTCTCTAGCTTCTGCCTCTGTCGCCCAGTGCTGCGCTTTCCGGCGTTGTTTCATCGTCCAACAGGACTTATTGGCATCTACAAAGAAGCAGAAGAACGATTCGCGCCAACCTTTCCCTTTGGAGATAAAGAAGCCTTTGCTATCTTGCTCGATTCTCATTTCCCCTCCTGCTCTTGCGCGGCGCGTTCGGCTGGTAAGGTGACCCCGCCGCACTTTTCAAACCAAAATATCACACGGTTCTCGACTTGCTTTACCAATCCAAACCGCTCCGCATGCCGAAATGCCGAGTAGTTGCGACGACATACGTTGACACGATCCTCTAGCTGTCGACGCCACGACTCCAAAGAAGACGCGTGTTTATCAAGATTGCAAGCTCGGCAGGCTGGCATCAGATTTTCCAGCACATCGCGTTCTGGATACGTAAGCCCTGCCTGCTCTGTCCCGTAAGACTTCCGCCACCAGCTTTTAGCCTTCCACCACTCGCGCTCCACCGGCTGAAGGTGGTCTGCGTGCCACCCTTTTGCAAGCTCACAACCGCAGTATGCACACTTTCCGCCGAACTTCATGCGGAGCAACTCACGGTCTTTCTTGCTTAGCGTCATTCGTCTCCTGCCCTTGGGCGGGGCACTGCCAGTACCAAATTCCCTGGTGCCCCTTAGCTGGAATCGGCGGGTCGAACACTTCTCGCCTCGTGAGCATGAAACCGTAGCGCCCATCAGTAAAGTCGCCGTACGCATCCGGGGTGGCTTTGTCGTTCGGGAACTGAACGCAGTCATCTACGTTCACGATGCAGACAATCGCTCCCCGCACAATGTTGCTGGGCGAATAACCAAATTCGTAACACGCATCTTCGTCCACTTTCATCGCGGCATGAATAGCAAGCGGCCCCCGATAGTACAGCGGCCAATGCCGCGTCTCAATTTTCTTGCGACCATCAGCTATGAGTGATGCCCATGGTTGCCACAAACTGAGTGCTCTCACTTTTTCCCCTCCTGTCCTTGCGCGGCTCGCTGGGATTTGTCTTTTTGGTGGCAAACCGGGTGCAGTTGTGGGCTACACCCAGCTGCCGCCATCAGCAATCAGGCCTGATTTTCCTTTTGATTTGCCATGGCTTTCTTAGCGAAGAAACATGCCTCTTCGAGTTTCGTCCTGACAATTGCTAACTCACGGCCCGCTTGACTGCCAACGATACCTTCGATACTGCAAAGCAATCCGTGGAACTCACCTGCGATTGATACAGCTTTCCCTTTTCCTGTTTCGTTTAGCATATGCACTTCAAATTCTGGCCGAAATGCTTGGTTTACTTGTTCCATCACTTAGCCTCCAAATGGCGATAGCTCGACTGCTCCTCGCCACAAATCGGTGCCATCTTTTTTGGCTTACGACAATTATGTGTCACGCCCGCCTTCACGATGGTCTCACAGAGCGGACACGGAAAATCCACACCTTCGGCGCGGATAGAACAGTGTTCGTAACTCCATTTTGTTTTCATTTTTCCTCCTGCGAACACAGCGTGGCTTTGCGAAACGGTAGTAACAATTAGCACGTGACCGTTGGCAATCTCTTCTTCAGTTGGCGCGTTGGTTTGCTCCGGCGTGGGCTGTTGCTTGTCGTTCATTTGGTCTCCTTGTCCCGCCCTTGCGAGCGCAGCGCGGCCCGCTGATTCACATAAGATTTTTCCATGCGATGCATCGCCTTACCGTCGCCAGTCCCAAAATCCTTCCAACTTGCCTGCCAAATTCTGTTTCGGACATCGCGCAGCTTGCTTTTGTCGCTAATGGCTTGGTCCAGCACGTGCATCACATCTTCCCAGCACGCCTGCCGTTCATCCTCTCGAATGGTCGCTTCGCCTTGCATGTCGGCCATAATCCCTCCACTTTTTCCGACCACATACTGCGCGGAACGCTGCTCGGTTTCACTCATCTTCCTTAGGGCCACAACTGAAAGCCGTAACTTGCAAGTCAAAATAGGCTTTCTTTAAGTTGCACCCATAGCAAAAGCACGGCTGGATGTGCTTGTCTAGCTCCAACGTAGTATTGAGGTGCACGATGGTTTGCTCTACGGCTTTCAAAAGAGTCTGCAACTTGGTCATTTCATCTCCTCGCGCACCTGCGCCAGTTCAGCGACGAGCTTATCTCGCTCGTTGAATACTTCCGTCAGCCGCTCAGAGTAGACTTCCAACTGCTCCCTGTAGGTAACTGGCTTCATCCATTCGCCATCGTTCGGACATTGCTCGCTTTGCCGGTTCTCCGGCGTCGTCCCAATCATCCCTAGCGCGAAATTCATCGTTTGCTTCGTGAGCACGAAGCCGCACTTCTCGCATTTCCAACAGCCAGGTATATAGGCCAAGCGGTACAGGTCAGGCACGGCTGATGGGTCGGTTTGCTCCGGCGTGGGCTGTTCAAACGCACATGATTCGCCTATATGGTGCAATACGTGACACTTTGAGCACCGGATGATAGCCGTTTCCTCCAGCTCCGGCGTGGGGGGCTGCTGGTTCTGCATCTCACGCTGCAAAATGAACCTCGCCAGCACGCGGTCAAACTCCTTGATGTTCTCGTTCAGGTCCGCATAATTATCGTGATGGCGTACATCACCTTGTCGCTTTGCCTCGGCCTGATAGAGCGAGTGTAATTCGGCGGATAGCGACTCCACTTGGTCATTCAGCGTCGGCGGCGCAGCAGTCGGCGTGGTCTGCTCGGGCGCTTTTGGCAACTCCTCACGCACCTGCGCCAGACTTCGCGGCTCATCGAGAATCATTTGGAGTCTTTCGCTTGCCAGTTGGAACCACTTTGCTACCTTCTCCCGACTTTCCTTGCTCAGTTGTGGCCACTCCAAAAGGAGTTCCCCGGAAGGCGAGACAGTTTTCGCAGTAGGGCGGGTATCCTTTGTCGTTGAGATGGTTGCATTCTCGGCAGTACCACATGGTTCCTCCTCATAAACGTGCGGCCTCGAATGTTCTAACTCGGCGGTGGTGGGAGTGGTGAGCGGCATAACAACATCAGCCATGTCTCTGTCAGCCAATCCATATAGTTCACCAATCAACTTCTCCAACTGCTGTGCGGGTGTCGTAGCGGTCGGCAACTCGGCTAGCAGGCGCTCCCTGATTAACTGAGCGATCTTCTCTTTGTTGTGTTTGACGGTGGTGCAGCGCGTCTTACTGCTCCATTTGATACCGTGAAGTTCAACGGGCACTTGACAGATTTCGTCCACCAGTTCCCGCAGCTTCGCTTCCAGCGTGGTCATGGGCGCTCCTTCTCAAAACAGTTTCGGATTCTGCTGCTCTTTTTCGCGCTCCGCTTCATCGGCGACTCCATTTTTGATTCGCTCGATTTCGTTCTGCTTTTCCCGTTTTGCCATGCAGGTTAAACACGGTCCACGCCTGCCGCCGTCTACGCGGTGCTGCGTTAACGCGTTGCACTTGTTGCACCAGCCCGTCGCTTCGATTGTGTTCTTCGGATAGTGCTCAGGCATCGTTTAAACTCTCCGTCCGTCCGCTCCACTCTGGATTCCTTCGGTGAATGCTCGTTTTTGTCAACCGATGCGCAATCGCGCAAACAAACAATCCGCATTTAACTGAATCGCACTTTTTACGAAGCGTACAGGCGTGATGCCATTCCCCTTCGTTCCAGCCAATTGGGTGTGTTTCCACGCAGCCTTGGCACATCGCTGGCTTGTGGTCTTCGATGGTGGACGGGTCAGACTCATCGAACCACGTCACTTCGCCACCAGCGGCACGGTAAATTTCCATGCGCCGTTTGACCTTCGCTACTGAATTTGCAAGGTATTCATGCTCGCCGCGCCACTTATGCGCAGGTTTTCTCCGTTTCATCGTGGAGCGTAAGCGGTGGCCGCAGTTGGGACAGCGAACCATTGGATTTTCCTTTCTGCGGGATTCTCTCAATGCTGGTGAACTTCTTCCCACATCGCAAGCAGAGCAATCGCCGCCAGGTATATGTTTTCAACTTCCTTACACTCACTACCTTCACTTCGCCATGCGTACAAACTGGACATTCCACGGGGCTGGAACCTCCCTCAGTGAAAACAAATTCATGCTGCCTTGCTTGCGCGTCCACGCGGATCTACCGGAATGCCATTCGAGAAAACTCTAGCGATCTCCGGTGATTCGAAGTGAATGCGCCCACACCGCCTGCAACGAAATATCTGCAAGCGCTCGCCTGCTTTGCCGAGAAAGCGCTTCGTGCGAAAAGCAGACAGGGGATTGGTGTAGACCTGCATGGGGCAACTCACGGCTGCTTGTCCCGACTCACGCCGATTGCTTCCGGACGCTGAGGGTTTGAAACGCTGTTCCACCACACATAAATTCCGTGCGCTGTCTTCGCTTGGTGATTTCCAGAATGACCAGCAGGAAGCGAGCAGACTGCATTGCCAGTCTGGAATTCTTCGGTGACTCCGCATTGGGGCTGGGAACCCATGAGACTCACGCAATAATGGGAACCTCGCCAAACTTCGGCTCCAACCACGCTTTGATGGCTGCAGTTGCGCCAATCTTCCAGCGCCCACCGTCGCCTTCGAACAGAGCGAGTGCCGCAACTCCATTGTTGATCCGCGCACGAAAGACAAATTGCGAAATGACTTGGTCGATTTCTGCAAAGGTGCGGTAGGGCGCGAGATTCACCATCGGCTTCAGGATGGTTTCTGCTTTAAGGGCAATTCCCTGCTTAACTGCGACGCGCTGGGCAAAGCCGTCATCCACATTTTCGGCGGCATGCTCCGCGGTGATCTTCGATGCCACGCTGAGCACATAATCCAAGTCGTGCGCGAAGCCATCGCCCGATTCAATTTTGACGCGTTGGAAATTTTGCTGTGCGGCGATGATGAACGATTCGGGATCTAGCCAAGCGCCAAACGGGAAGGTGGTGCATTTTGGATAATCTGCTCGAGCCCACAGGCGTCGGCGTCCAAAGTTATCCGACTCGCGGCTGAGCAGGTGCACCTCAGTGGGCGATACGATGTGCACGAGCAAATCCCCATGGGTCTGCGCGTCATCCAGTTCGCCTGCCCACAAATCGACGAGCCCCTGCAACGTCGAGCAGTCCACCGACTTCACCTGTGGCGGAAGCAAGAGCTTCAGTTCCTTGTCGCTGTATTGAAGCTCACCGACTTCGTGGATATTAGGCGCTCCGAGCGATAGAATCTTCGTGACAAATTCTGCAAGCATTGCTTCGTTTCCTCTCTTTTTCTTTTTTAGCGTTGCGCGAGTCAGCTCGGCTTAGTCGCCGGCGGCTCGGAAGGATTGAATAAGCGGGCCTGTTTGGGATCGTGCGCGATGGCGACGATCCGCGCCCCCTGGCGATTCAGAAACACTTGACCCTTAACCGGAGACACCGGGACTGTCTTTGATTTACAGTCGAAAGTGATCTGCGCACCGGAACGGTCCTCAAATGGTTTGATGGTGAATTCGAGTGTGATCTTGCGCTTGGCCTCCGCATTAGTGTTCACATCTGCGATATTTGCCAGAATGGCGGCAAATTCGCGCTGAAACACTTCCTCGATGGCACCCCCACAGATGTTCCCCAAACTTACAGGTTCTTCGTCTTTCACTTTTTCCTCCAATCGTCACCTTTGGCAACGAAACTCAGTTATCTGCGTACCTTGGCCTTTCTTCTATTACTGGCTGCCTGCAGTTGCAGCGCACCATCTGGTTGCGCGTAGGACAGAACTTTAAGCCGTAGCCTCGGCACTTCGCGCATTCAACCTTGCCCAGCCGTTTGTGCATCTTGCGCTTGCGCTTCATCAGGCCACCTTCACGCGTTCTCGAGCTATCGTGATCGCCTGCTCAATCGGAGGCGCCGCATCGGGCCAAGCATCAAAGTACGGGATGCCTTCTCCCGCCGCCCATGTCTTCAGGATTTCGGCTAGATCCCCGTCAGTGTAATCTGGCAAGTTCTCTAGAATTGTTTCCGCTTTACGCGCGAGTTTTCCGATAATTGCGAAGCGTTTTTGTTGGGGACTGGACCGCGTTTTTTGCGGTCCTAGGTTTTTCTTATTCTTCTCTTCGGGTATATCTAACGGGTTGGGTGACAAAGCTAAGTCACCCCGTGGAAGCAATTTAGTCACGTCTTCAGAGTCACCCCGTCCATCTTTTCCACAAGTTTTGCTCGGTAATTCCATAGGAACGGGTGACTGTGGAGTCATGTCTTCATCGTCGCCCTCTCGTCCGCGCCAAGGCGCCCTTTTGGGTAGCTTTGCGACTATTAGGCGGTAAACCGGAACGATGATCCGGCCAAAGCGCTTAACCCCGATTTTTTGCAAAATTCCGTCAGCCCGCAGTTGGGCCATCATGCGCTGAACGGTCCGCGTGTTGGTGGAAAGCTTCCACCCAATGTAGGCTATAGATGGATAAATTCCCTCGCCCCGGTCATTGGCTTCATCGGCCAAACAGGCAGCAAGCGCCTTAATGTCTCGCGGCAGATTTGAGTGCCACACTTTGCCGGCCACTAGCCCGCTCATGCTTCACCAGCCGACAATTCGATAATCAGGTCCGAGATTTCATCATTGGAAAGCCGAAACCACTCGCCACGGACCCGTTTTGCTTCACACTCTGCCTCTGTCGGGACGCCGGGCAGCTCCAAGGCTTCAAACAAGAATTGGCCAGCTTCGAGCCACACCATCTCAATAGCGGTCGGTGAGCGTTCGAAATACCGCTTGCTCATATAAATTTCGCGCTGCTTGTGAAGATCTTGGATGTAGCCTTGGAACTGGATTGCGATAGAAATTATGTCGTTTAACCTGCCGATGCCTGGATCACTCACCGCCTAAGCCCTCCCTCAGTGATTCCCCGTAAACCAAACTGCCGAGAAAAAATTACGAAACTCGAAAACGAAATTTTTTTGCTATTCGCCGCGACCTGCGCGGCAGAATTGTCCCCACACCAAGGCGAAGATCAGCCCAAGCCCGAGCCACAATCCAAACAGCACAGCGACTGCGCCAAGCGTGCTAGTGTCTGCTAGGAAATCAATCAGCGAGGTGAGTGCCCACCAGAAGCCGAGGCCCAGGGCCAGCGAAACGATGAGCACGCCGATCAGCAGGTAATTCGCTTCCCGCTTCGTGAGGCAAATGCGTTTCGGTCGCGCATTCAGCTTGTAGAAACGGTCTAGCGCTTCTTTCTGTCGCTGCTCCTCGCGTGCTTCGTATTCCGCGAAATGCTCTGCGGATTTGCAGCCGACGAACTTAATTGGAGCCGCTCTCATGTGCCCCCACTTTCTGCTCCTCGCACAGCGCCACGAGGTAGCCGGTGATTACGTCTCGGATTCTGAGCAGTTCTTGCGGTGTGAGCGGGGAGCGATCCTGCTCGTAGGTGAGCCGACAACTCGCGTTCCGCGCCACCATGAGAAGCAGTCGGCAGCCTAATTCGCTTGGCGTTGGTAGGTCCCCTTGCATTGGTCCACTCCTCTATGCCGACGCCAGAGACTCGTTGGCCTTGACTTCCGCTACCGGGGCCTTGGGCTTCCGCCCACGCCTCGCACGCGGAGCTGCCGTGCCCAACTCCCCCCGCCGCTCATTCACGATCTCCTGTGCGCGGGCAAGCGCTAGCCGCACCACGTCTAAATCCGGCTCTTCTCGGAAAAACTACAACGTTCTGCTCAATGCATTGCCTCGTATTGCCATTTCTCTTTCCCCCTTTCGGGGAGCTGAAGTCCCAGCCAAACTCACCCCAGCTCCCCTGCTTGCTCCAGGCGCTGCGGACGGAGCAGGCGACCTGAAGATCAAATTTGTTCTGTCAGGGAGCCGGAAAGATGTGAAGGTTTATCCCCGGCTCCCCTTTTCGGCATTACTTCGAGCGTTTTCTCTCGCCCGAAGGTTTTATGCTGCAGCGGGCGGCTGCTGCAGCAAACTCTTTCTCTGCCAGCGTTCCGGTGGCAGTGCGGATACAAACGCTTCGTAGGCTTTCGCTATCGCTGCACAACTCTCATGCAGTCCGGGATAGCGATGCTGGCGCAGATCGTGGACTTGGTTGATTTCATAGCAGCCCGGAGCACCGAATTCTTTCAGGACGAACACAACCCACTGGAATTCATCGGCGGCCATCATGTCGAGGTAGAACCGCCACTGCACGCCTTCGAACAAATGCTCTGGGTCGAAGCGCGAGGTGGTTTTATAGTCGGTAATGCGCTTGCCGTTGATGCCGTCCACGCGGCCGCGCACTAGGAGGCCGCCGTATTCTTTTTCAACGGACAATTCGCGCATCGGCTGCCAAACGATCTGGCAATCGCAATTGAAGTCGAAGCGGTAGTAACTGCCTTCGAATTCCCCTTCGAGGGTATAAGCGTCGGTGTCGGGATTCGCGTTTTCGAGAAAGCTATGTAACGCGCTCCCAGCTTTCATTTGCTGGCTTTCCGGTTCTTCGCCGCGGAGCCGCTTCAGCAGCCATTCCGCGTCACGGTAGCCTTGGTTATCGCACGCGCTGCAGCCGTTGCCGCCACAGTACGGGCAATCTTCGCTGGCGCTCCAATCCCGAAACAGTTCGATGTTGGATACCGATGCGCTGATCACGGGAGCCTCCTAGGCGACTTGCGCAGCGGGCTGTTTCTTTTCAACGAACTGCATTTTCTTTGGGTCGTATACGAAGCCAAGAGACTTGGCGCGTTTGCTAGCCAGCAACTGCACGGCAGGCGCTGTTTTTTTGATGGCCGGCAGGTTCTTGTTGAACTCTTCGACGGCGCTGTAAGCCTCGATCGCCAGGGTCCAGTCGGCCAGTTCATCGCTGGCCTTCTCTTGCTCGGCGGTGCGCTGATTCAGGCGGCTCTTGATGCGTTCCACTACTTCCGCGAGGAAGTCCGGTTCCTTGGCTACTTCAGGAATCGGCAGCACATCCAGATTGCAGGGATTTTTGCCGAAGGAATTCTCACGAGGGGAAAAGTCGAGATAGCGTTGGCCATTGCGCATAATCACTCGACCCATGGCATCCACGGACTTGTAAATCTCCCCCTTCGAGCCGCCCTGCACGTCCAACCGTTCAATCACATCATCGCCACTGCGCTGTTCATCCATGTGGGCTACGAGCAACACTTCCTTGCCCATCAGCCGCAGAGATTTGAGCCATGCGGTGAATTTGGCTTTGAGTTCCCCGAAGCCCTGCAGCGTGAGCGCTCCGCCACGCCCCATCTTGGGATTGCCTGCGATAATGTCTTGCGTCAGGAAGTCGAGAGCGCGGCCTGCGGTGTCCACGATGATCGTGTTGTAGGGCGCCAGGTCAGCGGCGGTGATGTTCGCAATGTCCGCCCACGAATTAACGGGCACGCTGTCTTTGCGGTTTGGTGCGCGGTAGCACCCACCGTCGCAGTCGAGCAGCAGTGGTTTGTCCGCAGTGAACGCCAGAGTGGTTTTTCCGAGCCCTGGAGGGCCGTACAGGCACAGATTGATTCGCTCTACGCGCAACGGTTCGGATTGTTTGACGATTTTAAGCATTAGCATTGCTCCTTTTTGACTTTTCAAAAATCTTCCCCGGAGGCGCGATTACGCTCTCTGTTGCGTTGCGCCCCCGAGCCGCGGAAACTTCTATGTAGCTAAATCCATCGCAGTCGCATATGTCGGCATTCATGCACTCATACGGCTGTTCCTCACTGTGCTCGCTGCGCAGATGATCGACGTTCGCGCCATTCTGCACGGCAGTTTGCAGGATGGTGCTTGGGGTTGGAGGCTGAGGCGGAACTACAGCCATCTGCGCCTGCGGAACAGACAATATCTCCGCCTTCACCTGAGCCTGACACTGATTTTGAGCGGCTAGCTCGATTTGTTTTGCTGTCGGTCCCATCACTTCACCCGCACATTCGCCAAACCCTCGGTCGCGTTTACCTGCGCCAAGCGCTCAGAAACCATCTTTTCCACTAATTGCTCGCGCTCCATGTCAACGACTTGCGTGCGAACCGCACTCCATTTCGCCGCCATAGCGTCAGCTTCTTTTCTCTTGGCCTGATACGCGTCCCAAAGACGCGTTTCCTCGGTTTTCAATTCTTCGATGTTCATGCTGTCACCCCTTTCAAACTCATCGGGAGCGCAATCGCGCTCTCTCTCACGCTGCGCCCCCGTGCGGAAAGTCCTAAACGGCTAGTACTAAAGTCCTGTTGGTTGCTGCGGTAAGTGATGTGATTATCAGAAGCTGTCAGTTCCACGCTCCGACTCTCTGCGAAGCGTTTTTGCTCCATCACATGCTCGAATCCTGCTCCAGGAGCTGCTGCTATGGGTGAACCGCTTACCGCCGACGAAAGAGAGCGTCGAACTATTGAGTACTTGAGATCGCTGCACAAAGGGCAATTAGCGGAGTTCAAACTTACCCGATTGAATAAGCTCGCCAACTGCCGACGCATGTTGCGGGAACTGATCGAAGAAATGATCGAGATGCGGGCGGAGGATTTAGCGGCGGGAATGTTGATGGAGGATGCGCCGAAGAGGCCAAAACGGCTGCGTTCGAAGGTGCTAGCCAAGCAGGAAGGGCGTAAACTTCCAGTCTGGATAGCGAAATCGCGCTTTACCAGGTAAACAGTTGGAATATTATGTTTACTAGAAAGAGCCACAGAATCCCTACCTTTTCACCCTGCGGCCGCTTATTAGGCGACCGCTTCTTGCTGCTGACCTATCAACATCTTCTCGAAACGGGCGCGGATTAGGTCACTGCAACCCTTGCCATGCTCTACCCGAACATACGTCGCTATACTCACCTTAAAGTAAGCCGCCGCTTGTTCCTGGTACCACTGGCGATCCATGCGGAAATCCTTGACCCGCTGTGCGAGAAGAACTTTGTCCTTCTTCGTCATAGTCCAATTATCTCCACTTATCACTGCTTGTCAATAGGTATTTTAGGATTTTCCACAGGATTTTAACGGCACAAATAAAAAGCTCCCCGCCCTAGGGGTGAGATAGAGCGGGGAGCGTCACACGGTCAGTCCGTCCTGGGCGTGGTCAGTGGCTCACGGGCTGCCGGAAGTCATTTGCCGGAATTCCTCATCGCCGAAATGCCCACTCCGGTCAAGCCCATGAGCATCGCGGAGATCAGGTCGCTCATCTTGTTCTGCAGCCAGGTCAGAATGGCATCGTTGCCGGTGACGTGCACTTCGATGATGTACACGCCGAGCAACAGGCAGAACATCGCGAACACGATCAGCACGGCAAAATGGTCACGAATGAAGCTATTGGACACTGGCGGGGTTTCGCTTGCGGGCGCTGGGCTGGGGTCCATGCGCTTAGGCTTTAGCCACCACAGCAGGCTGCGCCGCTGTTGACGGCGCAAGCTCTTTCGCTATCGCGGTTAGCTCTCCGAGGATCAGGTTCGCGTCGTTCTGGATGTTGGCATAGTGGGCGCTGTTTTTAACTCCGGCATCGGTCAACAATGCGCCGAAGTTGTCCTGGAGGTCGGCAATGGCGTTCTGCAGCGCTGTGGACAGCGAACTGCCAGCGGCCGGGATCCCCTGTTGGATGATGGTCGAAACGGTGGCATAGCTTGCCTGGATCCGGCTGAGCACCGCGCCAGTCGCGACACCGATCGCTGGGCCGGCTGCCATGCTGACCACTCCCACGACCAGCGGCTCAATTACCGTGAAAGCAGCGTTGACAGCCTGTTCGGTCGTAGCCTTCCCGAACACGCGGACAATCTCTGCCTTCACCTTGCTGAAAAATGAATCAAATGTACCCCAAAAGCTCATCACTTCCTCCTTGTACAACTTTATCGAGATTGGACACACTGGAAATCCTTATTAATGAGAGAGATAGTAGAATAACTCCGCGCCGTTGAGCGTGCCATTGAAGAGCATCTTCAGAATAGTTTTGACCCTGCTCTCAGGCTCGAACGCCTTCCGCGTCTGCCCCAAGATCAGGCTAGTTTCTGCGTGCGCGTCCGTAGCTACCCCTGCCGTTTGCTCTGTAACCGTGGCTAGGCTTTTCAGGCTGGCTTGGATGCTTGGGTCATTCGCCGCATTAGCGAGCCCCTGAGTGCCCCTCGAGAAGTTCTCGAGGCTAGGCTCAAGCTGCTTGGTGTCTGCCGTGATCTGCTGTAGCGCCGCCGTCGCCTGCGGGATAAGCCCCTGCATTCCAGCCTTGCCATTGAGTGACTCATCGGTGCGCACAATCAGCAGCCTTGCGCTGGCTTCCGTCTTCTGCAGTTCCTGCGTGGATGCCTGAATACGCTTCGTTTCGGCTTGGAACAATGGCTGGGCAGCCTTCAGGAACGCATCGGCATGGCTCACTGTTCCGTCCAGGCGGGAGATCGTGGCTTTGGCTGAGGTCAGTGTCCCACTCGCGTCTGAAAGCGTGTCCTGGAGGTCCAGAATCGCAAACGTGCTGGTTCTGACAAGGAAGTGCATGTCAATAAGGACCACGCAGAGCAGGGCTAGGGCCAAGACGCCGGCAGTGCGCAGCATGGTATCCAGCAGGGTCTTCATCCGACTTCCCCGGCCGCTGCGTCTTGCACCTCTTCGGCGTTGGAAACAAGCTCCTCAATGTATTTGTCCATCCTGGCGATGACCTGCGGCGCATAGTTGGGATTGCCGCCGCCATTCCAAAACTGGAGCGCTCGGTAAGCGTCCGCGTTTGCGCGGACCATGCACTGCGCCAGCTTGCGGCAGCCCCATTCGATGCCGGTCGCCGGGTCGCACAAGTCGGGCAATGCATCGGTATAGCCGAGTTCCCGCGCCACTTCGCCCATAATCTGCATGAGGCCCCAGGACGTTGCGCGATTGGTAGCCTCTTCCTGAGTCAGCCCCATGGACATCATCAGCGGGCGGATATAGTGCGTGTAGAACGCGGGCTCATATCGTTTCGCCGCGGGATTCCATGAGCTTTCCTGCTCAATCACTGCGCAGACCAGTGCGTCGTTCAGGCCATGCTTGACCGCGAGATTACGGGCGAGCGTTTCGAATTGAGAATTCACGGGCGCCCTCCATTGCGCTCAATGAGAACCACTAAGCGCAAAATCCCATCGCGGATTTCCCGGATGTCAGCGGAGGCTTGCGAGTCATACTTGCAGACAAACTGATTCAGGCAGCAGTGCTCGTCCTGCCCTTTTTGCCGGTCCCATGGCCGCATCTTCAAAACCAAATACAGAGCTACCAAAAGAATTGCACCGCCAGCTCCTACTTGTTGCGCCAAAGTGTCCATTTACGCTCCGAGGAAATGACAAAAATCTTTGCGAGAGCCGCACGAAGCCGCACAAGCTCCTCCCAGCTCACCTGGCATCCGCAGCGCCAGAAACGTTAGTTTTGTCAGGATTGCGGCTCCGGCCTTCCCCACTGCTTGCGGCTCTCGCAAACTCAATAGCTCCGGTTGTGCGCCCATGCGAACGCGTGTAAGGCTGTGGCGGCATACATTACGGTGAACGCTCGCACGCCATGCCCATGCTGTTTCTCGCGCACGCTCAGGACGTAGACCAAACTCGCTAGACTCAGCCCCACCGCGTACTCCTGCGCACGCGATTGTCCCAGCAGTGGATTCCCTTCCCTGCAGGTGTGCCGGTCGATGCAATTTCGCGTGGAAGCAATGTCGGCAAACGTGGATGCGAATAACAAGCCACCTGAGATGAGCATTCCCGGTGTTTTCGCAGCGGCTGTCCAAGTCGGCTCTATGGTATCGAGCTTGAGCGGATCACCGTAGCGGTCATGCAGGCGCTCATCCAAGGTTTTATGTACTGGAGAGTCCGGCAAGATCACTCCGATGGACTGGCTTGAGGCGAGCGAAGGAAATAGAAAGACGAATAACACGAATACTATTTTCACGTTAGTTCCATAGCGCGGTAGCCTTGACGTTGGCCAGCGTGGTGCTTACTCCGGTGACCACTTCTAAGGTAATAAGGTCGCCATCGTTGAGCGCAACGTTGAGCGATACACCGCACACGGTGCCAGTGCCGATGGTGCAGGTGCCTACGACAGAGCCGTTTTGCAGCACCTTCACGGCATCGCCAGCTACGCCGCCCGTGCCCGCTGTAACCGTGAGGGCTTGCAGAACGCGGCCTATGCCAATCACTTGAACGCCGGAGCCTATCGTGGTGCTGGTGCAGGTGGAAGTGGTGGCGTTCGGGCCAGTTCCGTACATGCCAAGCGTAGAGGAAGCCGTGCAGGTGCCCGTCGCAGTACCCTTAACACAGTTTCCGGTGCAGGTGATGTTCCAGGCGTAGCCCGCGCCACCCTCAAAGTAGACGTTGCTTCCGCTTTGGATGTAGGTACTGCCAAGATCGTTGAATACCGCACCTGCGCCGTTGAAATAAATGTCGCAGCCGGTGGAAGCGCGTCCGCCCTCGAAGACATTGCGTTCGCCAACGAATTTCCCACCAGCGTCCATCACCACGTTGCAAGTGGTGGTAGCACTCTCTTCCGTGTCCTGAAAAAACTGATTGCCGGAAGCGAACATGGTTCCAGCGATTTCCACACCGCTATCGCTTGGGAAGCTGGCATAGCCGAAGTTGAACTGGTCGCCGTGGGAAATAAATATAGCCCCGGTAGAGACTAAAACGGAAGAGGCATTGCTGGTTTCCCCAAAACCACCGCCGAAGGAGTTGAAGGTGCTGCCGTCGTTGCCCGCGTTTACGATGAGATTGCGCTGAATGCCATCGGTGCAGTAGAAGTTGAAAGCGGAAATCGAGATGTAACCAGCCGGACTCATCGGTGCTCCAGTTGCACCACCAGCCTGACAGTTGATGCCGCCCAAGCCGTTTACCTGAACGCCCACGAATGGCGAGACGGAAGTGTTGGCCATGAACCCGGTCATGTTGGTCACGCCGCCTCCATAACCGCCTAGGACCACGTTTTGTATCCCAGTGGTCACGTTCGCAGGAGCGTCGAGTTCCACGATGATGTTGCTGTGGCTGGTGCTATTGAGGCTGTTGCCGCCACCAAACAGGTTAAAGTCGCGCAACTGGATGCCGGGGAAAGTGAAGAAGCACGCGGTCCCGTTATAGTAGCCGTAAGTGCAAGAGCTAAGGTTCGCGGTGAAGGCTGGAGAGATAATCAGCCACGTAGCATTGGTACCTTGCCCGGTCACTCCCACCGAAGTCTTGGCCTCGCCCGTGCCGTTCTGGCAAGAACTAGCTACGTTGTTAAAATTGGGCTGCGTCAAGAACCACACGCCGGAAGCGATATTGACGTTGGTACAAGTCTTGGTGGCGAGCGACCATGCGTTGGTGAACTGAGTGTCAGCGTTGTTGCCCCAAACGAGCAGGCAGGTCGTACCCGGAAGAGAGGCGGTGCAGTTTACCGTGGGTAGTGTTCCTAGAGTCACCGTAGTGCCGCTTACCCCAACGATGGATTGCAGGGGGACTTGCACAGCACTGGTCGTTTCGCATAATCCACCCGTGGCGCATACATTGGTGCCAAATACCTGCATCCCGATGACTGGTTCGAGCGTGGTGTTGATGTCGGTGCAGGTGACGCTGAGGCTTACCGTGGTCCACGTGCAGCCCCAAGCCATACCGCCAGAGGCTGGAAGTTGGAAGCAATTCGCCGCGCCCGATGCGGGACAAGACGGACTGGCGATTACTCCTGCGGTGCTCGGCAAATTACTGGAAGAACTGCTGCCGCTCACCACGCTTTGCACCTGCAGCAATCCAGTCGAAAGTGAGACCTGTACGGTTCCCGAAGTGAACGCCGAGCAGCGCACGCGAATATCAGTAAAGCCGTTTGTAGAATAGGCCGTCGTTCCAGCGCTCGAAAGCGTTCCAGCCGTCGTCCAAGTTCCCCCGCCATTGTTTGATTCTTCGACCAGCATAGTCGCCGAGAACGTTCCGGCTAGGTTGATTGTGGTTGTTCCTGCATTGTTTGGCAGGTGCTGCCACACGCAGGAATTGGCGACGGTGCAGGCTCCCGAGTCTGACGCCGAGAGTTGCGCGCCGACTGGATTCGTGTACGTGCCTGGAGCTTGCTGGCCAAACGCCAAGCAGGCTACCGCCAAACTCCCGATAAGCCCGAGAGCTAACTTCCGAATTGTGTTCATGGTTTAGGGCATCCTCACCAAAGAAGGTTCGTGCAACATTGCAAAAGCCACCGCAGGTGCGGGGATGTACGGCGTATACACCGCTCCAGCCACGCCGCTATTCAAAAAGCCGGTTTGGCACGTGACAGCAAACACCGTTTCCGGCGGTGTGATGGTGATGCTGCCTCCGCTAGAAATGGACGTCCCGTGCGAGCACGTGGGGCGGCTTAAATCCGTGGTGTACCAGATTGTTCCGCCAGTCGAAGAAGTCACGGTTACATTAAAAGAAGCTGCACTGGGGTAGATTCCACCATTGGGCGAGAACGTGGGAGCGCCGGCGTAAATCGAGTAATTTACTGTGACCACCGCGCTGTTGATGAATCCGCTTTGCGTGCCGATGAATGTCAGCGCTTCGCTGGTGGTGATCGAAACAGAACTTCCATTAGTCAGCGAAGTCGCTGGAGCATCACACGTCCCAGGCGTTCCCGCCGTCGGCATCCCTCCGTCGAGCCGGTAGCAAATCTTTGCTCCGCTGGTCCCTGACGATAGCGCCACGCTTTGCGATCCCACATAAGAGCCGGAAGCCAAAGATGTAGTGGGGAGCGCTACCGTGCTTTGCGCCGCTTGAATCACATAGTTCGCGGTAGCAATGGCGCTATTCGCATAGCCGCTTGCGCAGGCTAGTGCCTTTACCGTCTGCGATACGCTTACGGTGATCGTGCCACCATTCAAAATTTCAGCAGAACTTCCTGTCCCTGTGCAGGAACCGGCTTGCGTTCCGGGCGCGCTTCCATCGACGGTGTAGAGAATCACCGCCCCGCCTGTCGCGCTCGTGATACTCGGTGTCTGCGTGGAAGTGTAAGTGCCTCCCACCGGCGAGAATGCTGGAAGCGCCGCTTGCGAAGTGGATGTCCCTGTTCCCGTGAGTGCTGCGGAAGTGGTTAATGCACCACCATTCGCAGTGATGGTTAGCGATCCGGTTTCGGCGAGCCCTGAAGTGCTAGGCGTGAAGGTTCCCTGGATATTGCAGGTGCTTCCCGATTGGAGCACTTGCGCACTTCCACAGGAATTAGAAACCGCGCTAGCAGTGAAGGCAAGAATGCTGCCCGTCCAATTCCCTGCCCCGCCCATGGTCCATACTGGCGTTGTGACCGAGGATTGATTCGTCGCATAAGCAAACGAGGCTTGGACGTTGGCATTGTCTGTATCGAGCACAGTGTACGGAGAATTGATAGGCGAACCGCTATAAGTCACGTCCGCATCTGCCGACCACGGGAATACCAGATCGCTAGTTCCTCCAATCGTGAGGCTTGGGCCTGAGCACGATGTGCAGTTCGTTGGGGGGCTAGCGATCGTGTTGCCATTGTCAATGGAGACTGAGCCCGTGCTGGGAACGAATTCGATTACTTCGATGTCCTCGCCAAGATAAATCCCAGAGCCGCTTTGCGTGCTGTAAGACATCGTGACGGTATTCCCGCCTCCTGTGGCCACAGGCACATAATCGCAATCGAGCACCATCTGGTAAGGCAGTCCGGTAGTGACGTGGAAGATACTCTGGATCGAGGATGGACAGCGCTGCCAAGTATCGGAATCCCCGGAAGTTGCATTGTGGGTTGGCGTAGTCGGGTAGGTGCTCGTATGCGCGTTCCAAACCGCCAAAAGAGCAGCCAGACTGTGACCCGCAGTAACGTTAGAACTGAGGGTAGCCGTGCAGGTGAAGGTTCCTCCGCTTACGTTGCTGTAGCCGCAACTTCCTAATTTGTGCTGCGTGATGGTCCATGTGGGAGCTGTCGGTTTCACCACTGAAAAATCTGCTGCGTTCGCGCCACCAATTTGGTAAAAGCAGCTTGCGCCGGGACACGCTCCGGTTGCGAGAGTAACAGGCGATCCACCTACATTTGTAAGCGTCGCCGTGAGCGAAGCGCTCTTAGTTCCCTGCGGTTGATTGCCGAAGGACAACGTTCCCGGCGTGATCGAAAGCGTACCGGGAGAAGTTCCCGTGCCTGAGAGCTGGATGCTTGCAGAGACATTGTTCGTTGAATCCGTCTCTGTCAGTGCCCCGGAATAACTGCCAGCGGTTGTAGGCGCAAACTGCACATTCACGGTACAGGATTGCCCTCCAGCGAGCGTGGTCGCGCAGGTTCCGCCCACGGCCTCCGAAAATCCGGTGCCGCTGGGCTGAATCGAAACGTTTAGCGTCACAGATCCCGAGTTGGACAGCGTGCAAACTGCACTGGCCGTGGTGTTGATGGCGATGCTGCCGAAATTATAGGAAGTCTGGCCGTTGCAGACGATCGAGGGCTGCGGGGGCGGAGGCGGATTGTTGCCATTCGTAAATTGATAGGCACCGAGATTTGGGCCTGCTAAGGCACGTGTTGCCGGATTCAGATTGGGGCAGGACATCGTGTGATTACTGGAGATGTAGGTGCAGCCGTATGTGGTACCCTTTCCGCAAGCGGCTCCCGCCACTGGATTGACAGCGTTAATCGCGGAGCAATTCGCCGAGATACTCGCTCCGACGGTCGCAACTGTTGCGCCAACCGCACTGGTGGGCTGAAACGGATAGGTAGAGGTGGATGTGTAGCCCTGCGCGTTTGCCTGTGCGATTGTCTGATATAGCCCTTTGGTTTCCGTGCAGCTCCATCCGCCGTTCGTGCAGAGACCCGTGAATACGCTGCTTGCCGTCGTGATCCAGTGATTGTTCTCAAGGAACAGCGTGGCCGAGCTTCCTGCGGGCTCGCCGTTTCCGATCGTGCATAGCCCCAGGCCAGAATCCGTGCCGCATTCGATGGTGTTATTGAAAATATAGCCGGTGCCGAAGGGGTTGACAGTGTGCGCCTGGCCGCCCACGTTGAAGGAATTGCCCAGTGGGTTGTTGGCGCTGACGTTGCCAAAAATGTACTCGGTGGCCGTCGAACCGTCGCCGCCTAGCACCCAAAACTTGACCGCTCCCCCTGCCCCGCTCCAGGCGACTTGGTTTACTACCACATTATTGTAGAAGAAAATTACCGGATTATAGCAATTTCCCAGGAATTTGTAGGCATTTTGATGGAAGGAAGCATTCGGGACATTAACATCGACGGGAATACCCATGTGATCGACGATATTGTCGTGCCAGTTGTCGCCGCACCCATCGAGTCCTTGCAAAGTACCGTACATGTAATTGCCATACGCGTTAGAAACAGGGCCGGAGCAACTTCCGATCGCTTGATTGGGGCCGTTGGAATCCGAGAAGTTGCAGACATTGAAACGGAAGGTGTTGTTGGCATAGGACGGTTCGCCGCCCGCTTGATTGAAGAGCGTTGCAGAAGTGGTGATGTTCGTGTTGAGCCACGGCGTGGTAAAGGAAATGCCGTGCCAGTACACGCGCTCGACGGTTACGTCGTGAGTGTAGACGTTGATGATGTTCGGGCCGCTGGTGTTCGTGGCCGTACCGGTGTAAAACTGGCCGGTTATTTCGATGTTGTCTAGGATCGTATAAGGGTCAAAGATTTGCATCACGGCAGTAGCGCCATTACAGTTGGTGCCGCCGCAGGTCCAGACCGGCTGCGCCCCAGTTCCCCACGTGGGATCTTCGCTGATATAGATCGGATTTGCTGCGGTGCCGGCCCACTTCCAGGAAATACCAAAGTAACTGATTCCCCAACTTTCGCCGCTTTTTAAGATCAATCCGGTTCCTGCCGAGGGCGAGAGACTGGCACATACGCCAGTGCAGTTCGGCATTCCGGGCAGGCTGGCCAGAGGAGCGGCTTCGCTGGTGCCCGTGTTGACGTTGCTGCCGCTCACCGAGAAGAAATAGCAATTCGTGATGCCGACATTGGCTAGTGTGGTATAAACCTGTCCTTCTACCTGCGCTAAATAATTCGCTCCCGAAGGACAGGTGCCTCCGGACGCACGAGCAGAATGCGAGACGGCGCACACCAAGATCAAAACCAGCAATAGGCGTTTCATTACAGACCTTCTCAAATTAAGCGTTCGATGGTGGCTGATACTTTTCCTGAAAAACTGGTTCCGCTGAATGTCAGCTTAATCACGATGCTGGTGCCGGAATTGTTGATGTCTACGTAGTAGTCCCCAGAAGCCGTGACTGCCGAGCTAAGCGCTCCGGTGGTTGCTCCGCAGGTTCCTGCCGAGCTGATGCAGATCGGCAGATTGGTGGGAGCCTGGGAGTTTCCGTTCGAATCTTTCCACGTCGCCGTCCAGCCCAAAGTTGCGGACGTTGCTGCCGATAGCGAAAGATTCAAATGCAGCCGATAGGTTCCCGCGGCACTGACTGGTGTACAGGTGAGGACGTTGGTGTCCGCACCGGTTTCAGATTTTTGCGAAGTGGTGCAGACCGTCGCTGCGGTTTTGCGGGCTTCCCACAGACCACTGGCTGCTTGTGTCAGCGTTAGATGCTGTCCAGAATTTAATTGGAAGCTGGTCTGATTGTCTGTGGCTGCTACGCCGTCATAGACGTTCACCACATCGGGAGAAGTGACCGAGAAAGTCAGCGTGCCTGCCCCATCGTTAAACGCGGTGATCAGCAATCCAGCGCAGCCGGAAGCGGTCGAGAGCGGAATAGTTACTGCGGCTGCGCCAGAAGTGAAGCGCATGCTGTGCGCGCGGTCTACAATGGTGGATGAATTGTCGCAGGCCAGCGCGTAGGGCGTGGTCGATACTGGAGAATTCGTGCTGTCCGTCAAGCCCGGCGATGCCATTATCGTCGCGGCGCTTGGTCCCTGGGAAACCGGCTGCTGTCCAGCAATCCCCGGCCCAATGCCCTGGCAGGTGCTCGTGACGGAATTTGCTTCCTGGATGGAATAGGCGTTTCCTTGCGGGCAAGTTCCGGAAGCGCTTCCCCCTGCAGAAACGGAATACGGCCCCAAGTTCGAACCGTTCGAAAGCGTGATGGTGTAATCGTAATTTCCTGCCGGCACCCACACGCCCCAGTTGGTATATTGATCCGGCGTACCGACGCAGGTGTTCGTGCCATCCAAGACAATTTGCGTGGAAGTGGAGCATGGCGTTCCTAAAGTTGCGTCGGTGTAGGTGGTCGCATAATTCGTGCAAGGCACGGCGTTGGCCGGATGCGCGCAGAAGTGAATGATTGGACTGGAAGCAGTCACGACCACATTCGAGATGCCCGCGACTGTAGCTTGCTGGAGAACGTTGTTGGGGCCGACGCGCGCACCCACACCCTGAGCCGCTGCGATTGAGGACAGCAGGAAAAACAACAGTGCAAGTTTTTTCATGGGTTAATGGAAGTCACAATGCCAGTTCAGACCGTAGCTCGTGCTCGCCGCCGGCGTGCCTACAAACGTCCAGGTCGCGGAAGTAGTGCTGAATCCAGTCTGCCGAAACTGTATGCTGTCATTTGTCGTATCGATGCGATTCGCTGAACAGACCACGTTATTTGCGCCTGTGCCGTCGGCAAAAGTGAATGTGATCGTCGGATTCGCAGATGTACTGGTGCCCGAGGTAAGAGTGATCGCGCCCGAAGAATCGTAAGGAGAAACTCCGCTTATCGTGCAGCAAGATGCTCCGGTTCCCCATCCCGCACTGGCTGAGAAGTTTGCGGAAGTCACCAGCGTTCCCGACCAATGGATGCGCTTTAGGGAAGTCAGAAGGCTGGTATCCGTCAGCCCTCCCGCGGTAGTGATCGTGCCAGCGACCGAGAGGGGACATAGATTTAGAGTGCCACTGGAAAAGGTTTCGACGCAGAAATTTCCGGTGCCATTTACGTTAGCGGGAGCATCGTTATAATTGTTGGCCCAAACCACATTGCTGTGGCTCGATCCGTTCGAAGTGATGCCGCCGGAAGAAAAGCCACTGAATTTGTTTTGCTCGATGGTCATCACCACATCGGTTGAAGCGTTAGTGGTCCCGGAGATGGCCATATTGATGGCGTAAGCGCTGGAACAAAGTCCACCTGCGGCGCATAGTATGTTGTTGCCGGTTAGCACGGTATTGAGGAGCTGCAGGAAATTCGTACCCGTGTTGCTTATATGAACAAATTGCTGATTGGGATAGGTCGAGGTGCCTCCGTCAAAAAGGACGTAGTTTCGTTGGAACTGCAGGCTGTTCCCAATCGTGATGCTGGACACCGGATTGGCATCGTCCCAATCCAGCACGTAGTTCTGCGCTTCGATGTTGAGACAGTCATGAATGTTCACACCGGAATTTCCCGGCGTACTGCCGCCCAGAAGAAATACCACGGAGTTGGCGAACGTGTTGCAAGCATTCACATTCACATTGGTCGTGTTGACTAGCCTAAATGCTGTACCTGCGTTGAATTCCTGAATCGATTCTGCATCGATTCCCGCACTATTGCTAAAATCGAATGCAGTCTGCATCCCAGTTGCGGCAGTGGGGCCGCCTACCTGCACGCCGTCGATGAACAACGTATTGCAGTAAGTACAGGCAATGCCCGTTTGCGAACTGCTGTTCGAGTTAACAAGATAGAAATTGTTCAGGTTAACGTTATAGAGAAAGCTGATGCCGTTGTTGATATTCAGGGCAATGCCCGAGCCGGTGTACTTAAGGTTAGGAGCCACCGAAGTGCCGCTGCCTACTTTATAAAAGCCGTACATGGTAAAGCCGCCGGAACCGGTGAGTCCAGTTCCGAATACGCAAGTTTTTGCGGCTGGAAGTTGCAGCGGTTGCTTCGTGGAAATAGCCGCGCTGATCGCGCTTTGCAAGGCCGTAGAATCATCCGTTACGCCATCGCACGCCGCGTTGTATGGCGAGAGTGTGGGATCAATGATGTAGACCGGGCTAGTCGTGGTAGTCGAACTGGCGAACTGCAAGCACTGCCAAGAGCCCGCGAATACTTTCAAACATCCGTTGGGAAATTGCGTGCTGGGCGTGCTGTTAAAGTCCAGCATCCCCTGTGATCCGGTGGGGTCGAGGGTTACGGGAGTAAATTGCAACTCCGTCAAGTTGTTGAAGGTCTGCCAAGCGTTCACATTGTCTTGCAGCCAAATCTGTGAGCCTTGCGAACAATTGGTCCCGCCGGCAGAGTACAGAACGAATCGGTAATTCGCGTTCGTCAGATAAATCGGTGCGCTGCCGGAAGCGTCCAGGATGATCGGGTTAGTATTCTGGTACAGCCCTGAGTAATCGGTGTAGGTTGCCAGTGGCGTGCTGGTGCCGCTCGAATAGGTGAACAAGCAGCCGCCGGCATTGGGAGAGCCGTTGGCTAGGAAGAACTGCTGGCGCGCGTTGGGGCTTAGGGCTACAACAGCTTGGGCTTTCGCCTCTCTGATGCTTGCAGCAAACAGTACAAAGAGCGATAATATGCTGATGATTAAGCGTTTATGGTTCTGTTGCTCGCTGTGTTGGTCAGTGCTGTTCATCTCTGCATTTTTCAAAGCGCATGGTTCTGTTAATCCGACTTTGTGTCTCATCGTAGCGGGTGTACCTTGGGTGATGCTTCCCGTATGGCACTTCATTCGTTGGGGCTCGCTGTCTTCGAGGTAGGCAATAAAGTAATCAACGGAACCTGTAGCGCTGGCCTGGGCAGATAAGCGGTCGCAGGTCTCGGCATGCTGGCCTTAGCCGCCAGAGGAAAAGCCGCGAGTTTTGTAATCTGCGGATGGGTCAACTGGCTTTCCCCAAGCATCACATTCGACGTTCCAGAGGGATTCATCTCCCAAGTAAACCGCCTGCCGATTTCAGATTTTACGTAAAGCTCTTTGAGAGCCTGCGGACCAAACAACGTGTTCAGGAACGAGTCGGAGTAGCCGCCAAGCCCATCTCGACCGACGGTGAATTTGTTGCGGGCTATGTCTTCGATTACCTGCCTTTTCAATGCGTCAGTGGCCGTTGCCATGCCTTCCTTATTCAGTGTTTCCACATCTGCGGCCGAACCCCGGTTTAACAATTGGCGGGTAATCAGTGCCGGATCTTTCTGGTTCAGAATTTTATAGAGAGGACTCTGGCGATCCCCGTATTTCTGCGTGTAGTCTTTCCATCCGGCATTTGCGTCGCGCCAGTCGTCCGCTCTCCCGGCGTTGTCAGCGGTTTTTTCCATCGCCGAATCTATAGACTTTGACATCTGCCGAAAGATGCCCTGCTGGGAATTTGGCAAATCCGGCGTTTCGCCGAGTTCGCGGAACATGGAACGCAGTTTTATGGCCTGCTCGAAAGTCGGCTGAAATCCTTCTGGTTTTCCATCGGCTCCCAGTAAATCGGAAACGACAGCCTTCATGTTGCGGGGAACCTGGGCGAGAATGTTGTCCTCGGCTCCCATCGGCAAGTTTTCGCGCAGGTCCATCCAGGCATTCGTGATCGGCTTGGGATTAACTTTCTCAGGCATTAAATCCTGGATCTGCTTGTATCCCTCTTGGGCATTTTCGTGCGCCACCTGCTTGGCTACTTGCGCCGACTGCTGAATGGATTCGCCCGCTTGTTCTTCGGAAAGCCCCAGCCCCTTGGGATCGGAACGGTCAGCGAAATTCCGCACTGACTGCATGAATGCGCCGGCGTTACGATCAATCCCTTGCGTCAGCTTATCCGCATCGAAAATGCTTCGCTCGCCAATGGCCTGAACCGTTCTTGCCAGCGGCGCTTTTGTCGCTTGCCCAGGGGTCAAATCAATTCCGTTCTGCGCGGCGTGCTGGAGGACTTCGGCGGGCGTAACATTGAGCGCTGGATTGAATTGCGCTGCGGGCGGGGCAGTATTAGCGGATTCCGCTGGCAAACTCCTGCCCAACCGCACACTAACTTTAGGAGCTTCGCCCACTTTTTCCACACCTTCACCGATGGCCAGTGGGGCAACAGTTCCCGCCACCGTTCCAGCGGCGTGGGCTCGCTCCAGCGCGGCATCTTCGCCTGTACCAGATGGGGCGATGAGCGACTTACCAGCATTGTAGAGCGACGTAGCGAGCCCTGGAAGCGGTCCCATGCTGGAAAGTACTGCGTCTTTCAATGTAGGCTGCGATTGAATTGCCGATTTTATTGGGGTAGTCGATTCAGGAAGGCCCGAAGCGGCCGAAGCCAGGCCAAGGTTAAACTCGTTCGCTTCTCGACCAAAATTGGTTTGCGCGTTTTGCTTTTCAAACTCTGTTGGCCGATCATTGCCAAGAATGTGATTCAAATATGCAGCTTTATCTGCGGTGCTAGCCGCAGCAAAATCTCTGTCATGCGCAGAAAGAAAGGCCATCTTGTCTGCCACTGAAGCCTGCAGAAAATCTGGATCTTTTGCTGCGGATGTAAGGTCGAATTGCTGTCCGTCGGGCATTAGGGTTGTTTCTGCTGCGCTTTCCAATCCTTAAACGATGGCAACGGCTGATAACCTTGCGGGGAGGTTTGTGAGGTCGATGGTTTGCCTCCCAAATCAGCCGGAAGAGATCCGGAGATATCAACACCTCTTCGATCTGCTTCCTTTTTGGCTGTTTGCCAAGAAAGATTGCGGGAATTACTGATGAGTGTTTTGAAGGCGTCCCATTGGTCCGGAGAAAGCACGTCCCCATTACTCAATTTCTGAACGGCTACCAAGGCGGAATCACTCACGCTGCGGGCACCCAAGTGCTCCTGAATCATATCCTTGGTAACGCGGCTACCTTTGACGTTGCCAAAAGTGGTTGCTAAATGCGTCGAAAGCGCCAGCATCGACTCCGCACCAGTCTTGGCGTCATCCTTGTTTTTATAGGCGTCCATAAACATCTGGTAGGATTTTTCGGCGTCATTCGCTGGCTTGACGTAATTCTTGTCGATGAAGTCCGAATCCTTCTGGTCTGCGGTTCGCTGTCTTAGTTCTAATCCCTGCTTTGCGATTTCCAGCGTTTGCTCGCGGATGGAGTTTATTAGAGATTGCTGCGTCTTTCGGTCATCAGCAGACCCCTTCGCGGCTTGGGCCTGTTCCGTTGCCTGCATGATTTTATCGACACGATCATAGTCTTTCTGGTTGGCATCTGGAGGCAACGCGAATTGCTGAGGAAGCGGCTGGCCCGGGTTGAGCACCTGATATCGAGTTTGGAGCGCTTGATTCAGTTGGCCTACCCTGTCGGCACCGAGTGGCATTTCTCCTTCGGGTGGCTTGCCTGCCGCTTTCATGCGTGCAAGTGCTTGCAGCCGCGTGGAAGTTCCTGCGAGTCCCGCACCGATGGTATCGAAAGTGTTCGGATCATACTGCTGAGGCAGTTTGCTAACGTCGATACCCGGCACTTTTGCGAGATTCTGTAATTGCGCTTGATATGCGGTTGGCCGCTGTTCTTCCGGCAGGGATTTCACGTAATCGTGCGCGGCGATCAATGCATCGTTCTGATTCTGAAGGTTCTCTGTGCCGGTCTTTAGCAATTCCTGTTCTTTTTGTTTCTGACCGAGAATGGCGGTGTGAAGCTGAATCAGGCTTCCCGGTGTGGCTCCGTTCTGCGCTGCATCATTAAACGTCTTGTCAAGGTCACCATTGTTTTTCTTGTAGGAGTCGCTGATGATTTGCTGGTCTCGCAACTGAAGGGCGCGCAACTGATTTTCCTGCTGCGCTCCTTGCGTCTGCGTTTGGAGCATCTGTTGTTGCTGCTGCCTTAGTTGCTGCTCCTGCTGCGCACCTTGAATCGCCTGCAATTGCGCATACTGCGCCAGCGGGCTGGGCTGTTCATTTTGTGCGTGAAGAGCGACAAGAGGGATGGTGGCCATTTTTTAAGAGGTAAGCGGCGTGTTCACGATTCCGGGTGCAGAATTCCCGTAGGGGCTAAACCAGGAAGTTGCAGTCGAGCCGCCACCACCGCCGTTTAGGAGCTGCTGCAGCATCAGATACTGTGACAAGTTTCCGAGCCCACCGTTTATAGCGTTGCCTGCGCCCACATATCCGCTGGCCTGCGCGGCTCCGATGTTGTTGTATTGCTGGCCGACTTGCCCGCCGGTGCCGAGCGCCAGATTGCCCGTAGTGCTTGCGGCTTGCTGGCCTAGCGATCCCGCTGAAGTGGTGGCTTGCTGCCCGAGCCCGGCCAAACTTGCGTAGCGGTTGAACGTATTCGAAGCATTTGTGTTGTACGTGTTGAAATTCGTCAGATAACTGTTAAGTGCATTGTTGTAGGTTTGCTGGTAGGTCTGGCTTGCTAGCCCTTGTGAGTAAGCATCGAGGTTCTTTGCCGTGCCGGTTGATAGCAAACCACCGCTAGCCGCTGCGGAGTTTTGCAGCGCTTGCTGGCCTTGTTGAAGGGTGAATTGATAGCCTGGAGTGGCTGCGGCCTGCTGTGCTGTGGGTGCGGTAAAGGTTTGCGTCCAAGGTGCCAGCGGACCTTGCCCATTCGAGCCCTGTTGCAGCAATTGCGCGAGGCTTCCGACGGCTCCCTGTCCTGCGGTGATCCACGGAGCGAGGTTCTGTTCGTTCTGGTTGTAGACTTGCTGCTGGAACTGAAGACCCTGCTCGCCGAGTTGGTATTGAAGCTGGGCTGCGCGTTGCGCTGCGCTGGCTTGCGTGTTGGCTGCGGCAACAGACGTGCCCGCCTGCACTCCAGCTCCAAGCAAACCTGCCAGCCCGCTAATCCCGAGCGCTATTGAAGCCATTTGCGAAAGACCCGATCCGTCTCCGTGAAGTGCAGCATTTCGTAGAGCACTCCCAAGTCCCGTTGCATCTTGGTCCCCATCACCAGGAGTTGCACGCCGCGTTCTTTCAAACTTTGCTCGATGAATTGAATGAAGAGAATCCCGTTCTGCGCTTTGCGGTAGTCGGGAGCGAGATAGTAGGCATCGGCCGAACACATAGAAACGTACTTGTAATGCGGATGAGGCATGAGCACGCCCCAGAAATAGCCGACCAGAGCGCCCGCTTCTCGCGCAGTAACCACATGCCAGCGGCCGGCAGCTTCAAGATTCGCGAATAGCGCCAGGTCCGGGTCCACTTTGGGCATCTTGTCTTTGAGCGTCGCCAACTCATCGTAGTGGGCTTGGAAGAAAGGCTCGATTTCCTTGAAAACGTCGTTGAACTCTTCAACTCGGAACTTCAAAGAGAATCCGCCCCAGATCCGCAACGGTTTTGATCTGTTCATACTTTTCGTCGGGGACTAATTTTTTAAATTCGCCTTGTACGTCCGCCATCATGGCCAGGAATTCCAGGGAATCACTAACAAGCTGGTCGATGCGGCAGGAGGGATCGACTTTTGCAAAGCCGGTGTACTCGGCAAGGAAAGCACACAACTCTTCCATCTGGTGTTTGGTGTCGATCACCGAATCACTTCCCAGTTAATGCTGACCGCTCCGGGTGTGATGTTCCCAGCGGTGGGATTCACTTGCACAAAATTCACGTTCGCAGCGGTCACGTAGACAATCACGTTGATCTGCCCAGCGAGATAAGCTGCCGGCGGTGCGCCAGAAAAACTCCACACGATTTGGTCGGTGGCAAGCACATTCGGCGCGGATACCGTGACGGCATTGTGCCCGCCACCGGCAATCAGTGAGGTTCCTAAGGCAGTCTGTCCGCTGGCTACACGGGAAAATCGCTGGTAGGTTACGCCATCGCCGATATTGTCGAGAATCTTGTTTTTGTGCGCGGCATCCGCAAAGTTGATGATCGGGAGATTTGCCGAGTCTACCTGGGCCACGCCATTCAATCCTGCACCGTTTTCCACTGCGAAGCGCTTTGCACCATCGGGAACACTATCCAGCGTGAAACCGACTTGTGCGGCGCCGACGGAGCCCGTCAAGGCGGTTGTGGGTAGCGTCCCTGTCTCGGTGAGATTCTGCGTTTTTGTGGCCACTGCGCCTACGGTGTTCTCGGTGCCCTCAATTTGCGCTTCTGGATTTACGCCCAGTAGCGTCAGGGAGGCGTTGAGCTTGGTATCCGCCTGCTGAATCCAGTTCTGCAATGCGCGTGTGGGTTTGCCCTTCGTGTCGGTGATGGGAACTTGGGTTAGCCAGCTCAGGGAACTAGGTTTTTGCCCGCTGTTGGCGCTCATGCTACCTTTGCCGCCTGACTAACCAGCCGTTCCTGTGGTTTGTAGGCCGGATCCGCATCTAAGTACGCATCCACAATCCGATAAGGGACGGGATCAGAGCCGGTCAGTTCGTACACGCGATCCCTCGAGCGCCCTTTGCGCCTCCAGATGAGCCGGTGCCTGAAATCGCCCGCCTGCCCCACGGATTTGTCTTCGTGGCCTTTCCATGTGTGCCCGCCATCATCGGAATAGCACAGCGTCATCCGGGGTCCGCGAGGTTCGCCGGCACCGTCCAGTAAGGGCGGCTGCGGTCCTACGCCTGTTTCCACGTCTACCTGCAGCCAGTTGTGGCGGATCCATTGCTGTTCGATGGAGATATGCGGCGCGCGACGCATCCGCCGGATGGGGTTGCCAAAATCGGTGCAGAAGTTCCAACTGGAACCAACCATTGCAGGATCGCTCATCTGGTAGATGCCTCCGCTAAAGCGGTCGCCCACCAGATTCATGCCAAAGTTGAAGGTGTGGCAGTTGGCGCGGTGCATTCCGAACGCACCTGTGTTCAGGTTCCAGAAATCGACTTCGTGCCACAGGCCGGTAGCCACGTCATAGCGCCAGGAAGCGTTGGCTGTGGGGAAATTCAACTGCCAGATGGAATGGCCGTTGCGCACGAAGGAGAATCCAATCGCATCGGCGATCGTAGAATAGGAACTCCAGGTCTGCTCGATAGCGTGATTCGAAACGCGCACCGCGGAATAGCCATTGGAGCGCCACGCAATCCCCCAGCCCTGATCGTTGCGCCCACCTAACCAGAACAGCCCGTTATCCAAGTTCGTGACGGAGTTCGGTGCAGCGCAGCCTTGCTCGATGAATCCTCCGGGGATGGTGTCGAACGGGAACGTATTGCCGGAATCATATTCGACTTCCGACTGTTTCGGGCCAAGCACCCACAGTTCTCTGTGGTCGAATCCGACCGCTACGGCGTTATCTGGGAATACAGAGGGGATTTTTGCGCCGTTCTGCGTCCAAGTTGTCGCATCGCCGACATTGCTAACCCAGAACTGCGCGGGAGAGGTAGGAACCACGGTAGTCGGTCCCACCAAAGCCATGAAAAAGCCATCAATCCAACCTACTTTGGTGACCGGCCCAGGGAACGTCGTTGATGGAATCGGGACGAACTGCCCGGCGTTGTAAGGCGTCCCAGAGGGCGAAGTAAACGTCTGCAGGGTGTAGACGTAGGCATTTCCGCCGGACGAAACGAACAACTGGTTTGCGCTGGCGACCATGTACGCGGGGTTGCCGTCGTTCTGCACTTTCCCGCAAGGGCTAAATGTTCCATTGCTGAACAGTTCGTAAATCCAATTGTCCAGAACGGCAAACGTGCGGCCGTTGATGGTCCAGAGCCCACGCACGCGATTATAGATGGTCTGGTACGTCCCTGCGAAGACGCTGAGGCCTGGAGTGGGCAGCAGGATCATTGCGGACTTGTCGCCGGTTTCGATGGTTTGCGGATACCAGTTCACGCAGCGCTGGCAGGAAGCGTTGACTAGCGGTAGGGAGTAGGTGCCACCAGAGCAAAAACCGAAGCGAGACATTTAGGTGTTGAACTGTTTACTCAAATAGTTGTAATTGCTGCGGTTGCCGCTGCGCTTTCCGGGAATGCCCGCATCGCACGTCCCGAGACGCGGAGAAACCAAGTTTGGTCCCTGCACGCGCCGCAACGCTGTGCGTTTCAACTGATCCAGCGCAGGAGTCCAAGCTGCCGCGAAATCGGGCGCAATCAATTCTGCGAGCGAAAGCACGAACGCCAGCAGATAGCCCGGCGGCATGAATACGGTGTCCGTCAGACGATATTGCTGGAGCACGGTCCAGAAGAGAATTTCGAGCGGGTACGCCACCGTGGGCACCACCCACAGGTACATGGATCCGTTTGGCCAGTCTTCCTCGTAATACATATCGGTCGGAAGAACGCTTTGAATCCCTGGAGCGAGCTGAGCGGCCCACCATTTCCCTTTGTCCTGACGGACGGTGACGCGGCAGCGGACTGTTGCTGCGTTAATGTAGGGCGGTGCGCCGTTGGCTTGTAGCAGAATATTGGCGTCTTCGATCTTGACCGGTCGCTGATTCATCACGAAGCCGTTTGTGCCTTGTGGGCCAATCAAATGGGGCTGGAGATTCGGCGTCAGCATTCCGGTCCAGAACTGATTGGCATAGATGAACCGTCGATCGGTGTTCCAAGAATCAATCAGCAGATTCGCTTGCGCCTGAACGTCGGCGGCGTCCTGTCCTTCGAGCGTTTCCACCGGATCATAGACGCCCAGTTTCACCAGGGCCATCTTGCACACGTCCAAGAGCTTAAACGAACCGGTAGCACCAGTATTCGTCAAGGAACCTTGGGCGCTGGTTTGAGATGGAGGTAAAACTGGGCTGGGCATGGTTTAGGCGGTCGGCTGCGCTGGGCTGGGCATGGTTTAGGCGGTCGGCTGCGCTGGGCTGGGCATGGTTTAGGCGGTCGGCTGCGCTGGGCTGGGCATGGTTTAGGCGGTCGGCTGCGCTTCTTGCAGTTCCTGCTTGGCCTTCAATTCGGCGTTGAGTTCGCGTTGCAGCCTGCGAATGTTTTCATCCGCAGTGGTAGAGCCGCGCTGGAATTTGTCGAGATGGATTTTCGATGCTTTGGTGCTCCAGCCCTTTTCCTTGTTGAGCGCATCCAGTTCTTCCTGGTCTTCAACGGTTTTGGTGCGACCGTCAGCGTGATACATCAGCTTGGGCCACTGGCCCGCCGGGGAGATTTGGCGATAATGATCCGGCGGTTTGGACACACACAGCGCTTTCAATTTGGCGTCGAAGGGAGTTTCGCCTTCGTTCAAATGGTGCGTGATGTGTTCGGCCATCTGCTCATCGATGCGCTTGTCCGGTGCTCCGGTGGCATCCTGGAAAGCCTCGGGAAACGCAAGTTTGGCTTCCTTGACGGTAAGCCGTTTCTTCTGTGCCATAACTTCTCCTTTTACGTGATGGTGCAGCCGGTATTGCTGAGTAGCTGCCAAGTGCCGTTGAACGCGCGCAGGGTCACACCTTGGCCGCGGTAGCCAGTCGTGAAGGTGATGATGTGATGGGGAGCACCCGAAGCGCCGTCTGCAATACAGTTCGTGCTGAAGGTGATGGTGTGCGCATTCGCAGTGTCGGAGTAAATCGCC